GACAAGTTGATACATCCACAAATAGAGCATATCCAATAACTCCACCTTCTGGAACATCTTTCAAAACAAATCCAGATGGAAGCGTTGAGTATATTACTGGAGCAGGAGTAAGTCAAAAAACTGAAAAGGCAACAGAAGCAAGAAAACAACAACAAGGTAGCTTTGTTAATGAGTTTGTTAATACCGCTTCTGAAACCCTCAAAATGATTCCTAATCTTCCAGATAGTCCGATTGGTGCTAAAGTTGGAGCTATATTAGGTGGAGTGTTGCCTGGGACGGAAATAGGAAGGGTTGTCTCAAGGCTTGGAACATTGAAAGCTAATTTAGCATTAGATAAAATAAATCAATTGCGCGAAGCATCTCCAACAGGTGGTGCAGCAGGTAACATGACTGAAAAAGAATGGCCGTTATTTATGCAAGAGTTTGGGGCATTGGATGCTGCTGAAAATAAGCAAGATCTAGAAGCGAGACTTAAAAACGCTTCGGTAAAACTATTTAACAGGGTTAATGGAACTCCAGAGCAAAGGGCGGCAGCACTAAAAAATGGAACTATTACAAGTGAAAACAATCAAATAGTAGAAACTGAATACAATAAAATGTTATCAGATCTTAATATTGCTACACCAACTGCTCCTGCTGCAAGTCAATCACCACTTTTCAGTCCAGAAACCGAAGCAACAATTCAAAAGCATTTACAACCAAGATAATGGCTCAAAATATTGATTTTCAAAAGCAAGCAAAAGACATTACTGATGCTATCAATGGAGCATCGTCTGCTTTAGAATCAGCAACAGACGAATCGCAAAGAAAAGAATTCTTGGATGATCTTGTCATGCTTAACCAAGCTAAGACAACACTTGAGAAAGCATACTCAGATAGCAATTTAAATGAGCAAAATCAGTTAAAACTATCTAAAGAAGAATCAGCAAAACAACTTTCTGAAGGGTCATATGTATCTAAAACTGAATTACAATCAACTCCCGTCAATCCAACATCGTTTGCTGATTTTGCACAAACACCCAGAATAAACCGAGAGCAAACACGTTCAAACCTAATTGAAAATGCAAGCAAGGTTTTTGGCGTTGATCCACAAAATATTGATGTTGACTCTGGATTGAGCGGCAAAGAAAGATTTGCTCTTTCTGCATTACCAACAGATCAAGATCGTATAGCATTTTTAGCCAGTAAGTATCCAGATATTCAACCAGTTGTAATTGATGGTAAAAATGAATTGTTTGTTAAAAAAGGAGAAAAGCTTGTAAAGGTTGATGAATTTGGCAATTCGTTAGCAGACGCTGCATCACTTATATCAACTGCCGCAAAAGAAGTATTGCCTACAGTTGCCGCTATTGGAGGCGCAGTTGCTGGTGCGCCAAGCATTCTTGGAGCCGCAGCATTAAGTACTGGTGGTTACGCTGCAACATCTGGATTGCAAGATATGGCAATTAGAAAAGCAATGGGTATTGATGCCCAACCGCTAGAGGTTCTAGGTAGGCAAGGTCTCACCGCTGCGATTTCATTTCCTATTGATATCGCAACAGCGGGAACGGCAAAGTTCTTATCTAAGAGAATGGGCAGACCAATTGCAAATGAGTTAAATAGAACACTTGTTTCGGCAGAACAAGAATTAGCAAAGTCAGGCTATGACATAAAAGTTCCTGTTGGGGCAAAGTTTGGAGATGCAGCATTAGAAGCACAAAGAACTCTTGCTCAGATGTATCCAAACAGCAAAAATGCTGCGAGGTTAAATAAAAACATGGAGCAACTCGCCTTCATGACACAAGCATGGCAAGAGGCGGGAAACCCAGAACAAGTATCACAAATTGGTATTGCTAGATTAAGGCAACAGCAATCACGCCTTATTGACGAAATTGCTGGTAAAGATGAACAAGCAAAAACAATTTTAACTGAACATTTTAATAGAAGGTTACAGCAAATGCAGGTTCCTACTTTTAAAAAAGAACCAGTAGGAAATACTTTAAGTCAGTTTCTCAAGGAGGCCGAACAAGCTGAAATACAGATAAATGAGAAAAATTATAGAGGTTTCTATGATGAGATGGATAAAAAAGGTGTAAGTGTTTCTTTTGATGAGGCAAAACGAAAAATTTCATCGTTACTTTATGCAGCTAAAGAGCAGGGCTTTAAAACAGTTGATGATAAGGGCATTTATTCTTTAATTGGAAGAATTGATACTCAGAAACAAAATTCAGCATTAGCAAAAGAGTTAAGAAACAAACTGCAAAGTGGAGAAATAAAACTTACACCAGACATTCAAGATCAATTAGATAGACTCTCAACTGCTGGTGATGCTTTTACATTTGAGGATATTTCTTCGTTAAGACAGCAATTAGCAGAAGCAGTCCCAGAAGGCGGGGCGGCAGGAAAGGGAGATCCAGCTAAGAATCTTGCTTCCAAAATTTCTAGAGATTTTGGTGAGTATGTTGACCAACTTGCCGAGAAAAATGGAATGACGGATGAATGGAGTCGTGTAAACGCATCTCATGTTCAAGACAGGTTGCTTTATGAGAGATCGTCACCTGGAGCAATACTAAAACAATCACTAGGAGATGCTAGATTTACTCCTTCACAAATAGTTGATAACGCTATTTCTGATCCTAGAAATGCAAGGGATGTTCTTCGTGCCGTAAGTCTTAAACTAGATGCTAATGGCAATTCAGCAGAACCAGCAATACGAGATCAACTCCAACAGGCTTACTTTTCACAAATTGGACTTACTTCAAAAGTTGGTATTTCGCCAACAAGCATAAATTATAACCCGGAAATGGTCACGGCCTTGTGGGGAGATGTGAAAGGTGCTGGGATGGTTAAAAAATTAGATGAACTCAATAAAACATTCCAAGTCCAAAAATTAAATTTGGATAATCTTACCAAAGAAGACGTTTCTATGTTATCATCTGCTCTTGGAGATACTGAAACAAAAAAAGTTATTTCCGCCATTGCTAAGAAAAAGATACTTGAAAAAAAATCTGCAAAGCTAGCTGATGACAAGATTATTGGATTGGCGTTAGAAAATAAGTGGGAAAAACTTACTAATGGAGAACTTGCCTCTTCTGCGATTTCTTCGGGTGTATCATCTGGAAGCGTTTCTAAAGTATGGTATTCAATGCCGATTGGAGAAAGAAAAGCATTTTCTAAAGACTTCATGTATGAACTTCTTGGTTCTTATTCTGGAACTGGCAAACCTCTTGCTAAAGCGCCATACATAACAATGCCTGATGCAGATAGATTTCTTAAAGATGTTGGTCAAGTTGCAGGACAAGCATCTACTCAAGAAGGCAGGGAATTGTTAAAAAAGATGAAGTTAGTTCTTGGGGAAGATACTACTAATAAGTTTGTTTCTGCACAAAAAATGATTCAAGCATCACAAGTATCTGGGCAAAAAATAGGTAAAGATGAGATACGAGCAGTTGTTGGTGCTGGTGGAATTTCAGCATATGTTGCTCAAGGACTTGGGTCATTTGTCAATAATCGTCTTATGTCATCAGCATTTGGCATTGGAGCATTGGAACCATTTTTAGACATCCTTGCTAGAGATATTGGGTCAGCAGCAACAGAGAAAGCATATTCAAGTATGATTTCAAAAATGTTGACAACTAAAGCTGGAATTTCTGCAATTACCGATAGTATGGGTAACGATCCAGCTTTTGCTGGAGCAATGACTAAAATGATTAGCGAAATTAAACAGAGCGAATCCAATGCACAAAACGAGATTGATAAAAGGCCTATTAAAAAACCTTAATTAAAAATACAACGATCCTGCCCTTGCCAGAAGCATATCGTCAGCTATAAGTAGTTCTTTAAGCAACAAGTAAAAACAACATGAGTGATAATGAACTTCTTGAGATTGACAGCAAACAGGCAATTAAGGAGTTCTTTCTTGAGGTCAAAGAACGTGCGAAGCTATTCCCGCGCAACTCAATCGAGCATTACAATCCAAACGTAGCGGCACAGATCCTATGGATGCTTGCACAAGGTGGACGTATTAGCGTAATTGCTAAGAAGTGTAAAGTATCGCATGAGCTAGTAAGGTCGCTAGAATGGCGGCATAACGACACGCTTGAGTCAAAGCGTAAGGAGTTCTCTAAACGCTACGCGATTGCTGCGGCTGAGTACACCGATCTATTGTTTGAGAAAGCAGAACAATTATCCAACGACCCAGAGCAATTGAAGATGATCTCACCAGACCGTCTTGCGTTGACTATCGGCATTATGACAGACAAGGCTGGGCAACTCTCTGGTATGGCAAGCACAATCGTAGAACATCGTAAGGGTGCAAGTATTGACGATGCTGCTAAGATGATTGCTGAGGCAAAGTCTCGCATTGCCAATAAAATCAAGGAACAAGCGATTGAAGTTGAGGTTATCGAATCATGATCAAAGAACCAGAATCAAGGTTTGATGGCCCGATCTTCAAGCATTACGTTGTAGAACATGATGGCATTAAATATAGTTGCAACACGCTTGTCTACGCCTCGTACTTAGCCGAGAAGTTTAACGCTAAAATCTGGGACATAGTACTTGAGAAATATATCATCCCGTTCATCGGGATATGTAGGCATTGTGAAAAGTGTAGGAAACTTCATCTTGTTGACGGCAACCGAGGATCATTCCCTGCCGAAGATGATACATTTGGATGCGAAAAATGTAATAGCGTATACAGGATTGTCGATGTACTCATGGAGACTGACGCATACAGAATCAAGTAATGCAATGGCGTAATCATGCAATATTGCAACCTCCGTCAGACGACGAGATTTGTGCAATGGAACCAGATGAGCTTATGGACATCCATAAGGTTTATCACGAAGCTATTGATAACGCCGAAAGAGATCCGTATAGGTATGGATTCAGATTGCCGCATTGGGAAAAAGCAGAAGAGCAACTCTCGCAAGTCTCTGAGGTTCTGGCACTTGGTGGTAATCGCAGTGGAAAAACTGCCTGGGGTTCGTACTGCGTGGTCAAAGCTGCAATCGAAAATCCTAAGTCTGAGATCTTTTGCTTCTCACAAACGTCCGAGGTTAGCATACGCCAGCAGCAGAGTGCAGTATGGAACTGGATTCCCAACGAGTTGCGTACAAAGCAAACATCAGCAAACGCATACATCTCGTACACTAAGAAGAACGGATTTACAGACAATTCGTTGATTTTCCCCAATGGTTCGCAGATTATCTTCAAGACGTACTCACAGTATCAGAACAATCCGACGATCCTAGAAGGTGCTGAACTTGGCAGCAAAGACCCTAAATGGCACAATATCGGAGTATGGCTTGACGAATACTTGTTGGGAAACGAGCTAATTGACACACTTCGATTTCGACTTGCCACTAGAAATTCAAAGTTGCTACTTACTTTCACTCCGATTGACGGATGGACTGAAGTCATCAAGGAGTACCTAGACGGTGCGACAACTATTGAGAACGTCAAAGCTGAGTTGCTAAACGACGAAATCGTTCCATACGTCCAACGCAGCAAGAAGCGTAATGCTAGCGTCCATTATTTTCACTCAAAGGATAATCCTTTTGGTGGCTACGAGCGTATCAAAGAAACTTTGATGGGCAGATCAAGGGAAGAGATACTTATCCGAGCATACGGAGTACCAGTAAAGTCTCATGCTACCAAGTTCCCGCGCTTTAACAAGGAAGTCAATGTTGTCAAACCTCAAGAAATACCAACAATCAATGTTACAAGGTATCACATTATCGACCCCGCTGGTGCTAAAAACTGGTTTATGTGCTGGATTGCAGTTGACGAATCAAATACATACTGGGTGTACCGTGAATGGCCTGGGGTTGACGTTGGTGACTGGGCTGAATGGCGTGGAGGCAAGTGGGTTGGTGGAGCTGGATCAAAAGGACAAGGATTTGGTATAAAAGACTACGTTGACACAATCCTAGAACTTGAAGAAGGCGAAGAGATATTTGAGCGACTCATCGACCCAAGGCTTGGTGCTGCAAAATACCAAGCAGCAGATAGTTCGTCGAGTATCATCGAAGATCTAAACGAGCAGGAGATCATTTGCATACCTGCACCTGGGATGGAGATTGATGATGGTCTACAAGCGTTGATCTCAAAAATGTCATGGGATACAACCAAACCCATAGATTCGGTAAATAGACCACATTTCTACGTTAGTTCTGACT